GCCTGGCTTAATGGTCAAAAGCATAAAAGCGACGAACACAACGCGCTGGCGTTAGAGTTCGAAAAGATGCGTTTAAACTTTGACCTCGAAATGACGCGCCTCGATTTAACGACGGAACTCGAATTTTACCGCGCTGAGGTCGACGATCGTAAAAGCGCCCGCGAACGTGAGGCGGCTTTCCTGAGCGCAACGGGTAAAAGAGACTGGCTTTTCGCCGCCGTCGTTATTATTGGGCTGAGCCTATTAATTGGCGTCGTTTTATCGTTAATATTTATCGTAATCCCCTACGAAAACCAACGTTTAGCGGATATGACATTCGGGAGCGTGCTTTCGATTGGAACCTCGATTTTCGCCTATTATGTGGGAAGCTCAAGGGGCTCGAGAATGAAGGACGAAACATTAAGAAAATGGCAAGCCGAAAATTAACCGACTGTGATTATAGACTCCAAAGGGCTTACACGCTGGCGGCCCATGAATTTCGGGCGTTATACCCAAGCGACCCCCAGCCCTTTTTAACCTGTACGTTTCGGAGTAATGAGGAACAAGCCGCGCTTTACGCAAAGGGGCGAACGGCGCCAGGAAAAAAAGTAACTAACATCAAAACGGGGGGGAAACACAACGTTAAACCCGCTCAGGCTTTCGACATTGCATTTAAAGACTCGGAAGGGGTGTTAGATTGGTCGCCTGAATTATTCGCCAAATTTGCGGCGATAATAAAAGCCAATTTTAACGGCCTTATAAAATGGGGGGGCGATTGGAAAAGATTCCCCGACCGCCCCCATTTTGAAATTTAGCGCTTGTTATAAATCTCATTCCCTGTTAACTCATACAAACGTTTATTAATCGCCCTTATTCGTTTATAATGGGACTTATATTCGTGGGTTGAATAATCGATTTCCTGTTTTAATAACTCGATTCGCTCAGCCCTCAGGGCGTTAATTTCCGCGATTAGTTTAAATTTTTCGTCTAAGAGGTTTTTTTTCATAACTCGCGGTCGTGTAAATTTTGCGCCAGGTGGCGGGCTTCCCTCAGGCCTTGAATGTACCCGCGTAATCCGTCCGAAAGTTGTGAGTTTCGGCCTTCATAATTGGCAATTAAGGCGGTTAGCTGGCTGATTAAATCAGAAAGGCATGTCGTCGGATTGTTTCGCATTGGATGGGGTTTCGGTTGGTTTCTTTTCGCTGATTTGAAGGCTTAAGAATTTCCCACTTTTCCCCTCTTTTACCCACGCGCTTAATCGCATTTCGCGGCCGTTTACGATAACCGTCCCGCCGTAATCGGGGGATTTCTCGTTTTGCTTTTTGTCGTTTTTGAATAGAGAACCTTGGCCCTCCTTTGGTTGAAAATTACTCATTTATTTAAATTTTAAGGGTTAACTATTTAATTTGTATCGCTCGTTTCCTGTTAACTTATAAAGCTCCGCCATTATACTCCATTGGCGGGCGTTTTCTGTAACGCATGGGCGGAGCGATCGCCGCGCCATGAGGATAAACAGTTCGTTTTTTAAATCCTTTATTCGCTCCTCGTTTTCCATCAAAACAAAATTAATTGGCTTTTGTATTCCTTAAATCGTTTTTCCTGAGCCTCAAAATAATCGCGGTCAAGTTCACACGCGTAAAAATCGAATCCCATTTTATCGGCGGCTATTCTGCTCGAGCCGCTTCCTAAATGAGTGTCAAGAATTTTGTCGCCCTCTTTAGCGTAGTTTTTTAAAATCCATTCGTAAAGTTTAACGGGCTTCTGGGTGGGGTGGATTCTTTGTTCTTTATCTTTCATATTTTCTTGAATCATTCCGTTCCATGTAAATTCAAAAATTCGAATACTTTTATGAGTTGAGCAAATAGCAACCTCCGCCTCCCCAAATGCCGTCCCATTTTTTTGCCAAACTATTACACCTCCGCAAAGGCCTAAATAATTACCGCCCCAAATAATTTGATTTTTTGAAACTCTTTCAAGTTCTATATAATACTGATTATTGGGCTCTATATTCTCAAAAATTTTGTATTTACTTCTTTTAGTGGCTTGTTTATTACGTTTTTTGTTATCTATTAATCCAATAGCGTCCGCGTTTCCATAAGGCGGGTCCACTATCGCCAGCTCAAAATATTTATCGGGGTAACGGCTCATTAATTCCATACAATCTTCGTTAGTTACCTGGCTTATAGGTTCTCTTTTTTCCATTCGTTAACGCGTTTTTTGTAGTACGTTGTAAGTTCCTTTATTTCGTCGAGGCTCAGCCTTAACGGCTCGTTTCTGAGTAGCATTAACTTCGAGGCCCGTTCGAAACCGATTCGGTCGGTTAACCTGGGGGCGTATTCGAGGAGGTTTCCGTGTTTGTGTTGGTTACATTCGACGCATTGGCCGTGGACGTTGTCCTCGTTAAACCTCAAGTTCGGGTAACTGCCAACGCTGTAAAAATGCCCAGCGTCATATTTGGCGGGCAAAGGTCGGCCGCAACTTATACACGGCTGTTTTGAATCCCTGAGCCTTATGAATTCGTTAAACACTTTTTGAAGGTCTCGGCGGTATTGGCTGACGCTCTTAACGTTCTCTCGCATTTGCCTAATTTCACGTTTAGCCTTTTTGCGCTCAGCCATTCGGCCCCATTCAATTAGACATTGGGGCTTTGTGCAAGTGGCTTGCAAGCTCGAGTAACTCGGCGTAAACGGTTGCTTACATATTTTGCAACGTTTCATTTGAAATTAAGGTCTTATAAAAGTTTCCATTTTTAGCCAGCTCAAAAATAAACGGTTCCAAAACTTTTGTCGGAGTTCTTTTCATTTGCGGCTCATTATGGCGCCAGGCGCTACTAACGCGGCCTATAAATTTACATCGTCCGTTATTCACGTGAAACAGTAAATTTTGAGGGGTTACGAGTACGTCATACGTTCCCGTTTTGTTCTTATAAACTTTCATTTGTCACCTCCTTGTTTTTTTATTTGATTATACAAGTCTCGCAACGCGAGGGCGATAATCCACAATGGGATTGATACTATTAGTGCTGCAATCATTTGTCACCTCCGTATGTTTCGTTGTAGTAATCTGATGAATCCCCCAAACGATAACGCGCATAATTAAATGAATCAATAATCTGATCCTTCTCCAATGCTTTGGCTTTTTCAATAGCCGCGTAATAATCTTTTTGATATACTACGGGGTTATCGTGTAACCATTGCGCTAACCACTCAACGGCCGTTTGATTTTTTAAAGCTCCCATGGCTCGTTAATTATTAGTTTGTTTTGAATGTCGGTGTAATGCATCGTTTCGGGGGTAAAATTCACGCTCAGCATCCCCGTTCTCCCGTTGCGGTGCTTTGCGATTATAAACTCGGCCCCGTTCGTTGGTGAGTTGGTGTCGTAATACCCAGCGCGGTAAAGAAAAGCCACAACGTCGGCGTCCTGTTCAAGGCTCCCCGAGTCCCTCAGGTCCGAAAGGAGGGGGCGTTTATCCTGGCGGGCTTCTACGGCTCGGCTTAATTGGCTTAATGCGATTACGGGAATGGCGTTTTCTTTTGCTATCAACTTAAGCCCTCTCGAAATCGTGCTTATTTCCTGTTCACGACTACCAAAATTCTTTTTATTACCCGCGCTCAATAATTGGACGTAATCAATAAACGCCGCCTTTACGTTGGAACGCTCAGCCAAAGTTCTAACGCGGGTTTTTAAATCGAGTATGGAAAGGCCTGGGCGGTCGTCGATGTATATCGGGAGGGCGTTTAAGCGGTCGACGGTTTGGTAATAGGTTCGTTTATCTTCGGTATTAAGAGTGTATTTCGCGAGCTTCTCGGCGTTTATTCCCGAAAGGATCGACGCCAGCCTAAAAACTAACTGAGCCCGCGACATTTCGAGTGAAAAGAACGCCACGGGGTAACCGCTTTGCGCCATATTGAGCGCCACACTTAACGCGAGGGCGGTTTTGCCCATTCCTGGGCGGGCCGCAATATAAACGAGGTCCCCTTTTTGGTGGCCCCCGAGAATGTGGTCGACGGTTCTTATTCCCGTCGGTATTCCGCTCAAGCCGTGGCGCTCGCGCTCCTCAATGCTTTGGGTCGTTTCGGGGGTAATTTGTGAAATATGCGAGGTCTCGCCTTTGAGGTTAGATT